ATCATCTTTCGCAGATGGGGCCACAGAGCGTCGGCCACCTGTCGATATACACCAGCGGTACATACCACCAAGCTCCCCGGCCAGCGGAGCATGTGCCAGATCACCGCACTCGCGGCTACCATACTCGTCTTGCCAGAACCATTCGCCGCTTTCAAAGCTACCTTCGAGTGCTTCTCATTCAAAGCTCCCAACACCTTCTCCTGCCACGCATAGGTATCACGCAGGCCAAGCATCATCTTAGGGAAGTTCTGCAACTGCTGAGCCTCCTCCAATAGCTTACGCTGCTTCCAAGCAGGGATATGCGAACCCATGCCGAGTGAAGAGGATTTCTTTTTCTTAATTTGCTTGACTGCCATAAAATTGGTTGTGGGAGGGAGAGGGGGTATAAGGTGACATCCACCCCCCACCTGGGTGGTCCCCCTCCCCCGTGGTCCTATTGCTATAGCTCGCTATTCGTATACGCTATCCTATTTAGACTGTCCACCGAATGCACCAAGCAGACTACCGCTAATTGACAATTCTTTACCACCTTTACCAGTATGTTCTAGTGAAGCCCTAGCAACATATCCACGGGTTCTTTCAAGTAACCAAGCGGAACCTTGCCAACCGTTGCCGCACTGGCGAACGACGGAGGAGAGTTCTAGTTCTCCCTCCAACCTTGCAAGCTCAAGCTCATTAGCAAAGTCAGGGTTACGCTTCAAATAGTCCGCCCATCCACCAGCGTTCCCGCTTGGGAATCCCGCAAGGATTGCTACCCGCTCCAATGGAATCCCTAGCTTGCAAGCTTCGATAGCTTTTTTTAGTTGCTCCACGGGAACAACTTTCTGCGGCCTCCCAACCTTCCGCTTTTCTTTCTCACCCCCCTCAGACATTGCATGTCCGACCCCTGAATTGATCGCCAGGTTTTCGATTTTTTGAATTTTTGAAACCGCCTTCGCCATGCCTCCCGATAGCTCTCTTTTCCCTTTTCTGTTTTCTTCTGTTGACTCCTGTTGACTTCTGCTGCATTTTCACCCCGTGCAAAACATTAATCTTCTTACCGCAATCGACGAATCCATTGCCTTGGGCCGACCTGTGACCGTCGAAGTCTTCGACGTCGAAGCAGCTGCCCATTGGCTGAAACGCAACCAATGGGATGTCGATTGGGACAACATCGAGGGAACCATCACCATTTTCGGAGACAGACCTTCGAAGTCTGACGAGCCAGAAAGTTGGGTTCTCTATCTTGCCGAATCCGTCACCGCCTAATTTCCCTACCTCAAAACACCATGAAAAAATCCCATAAACTCCGCGCGGTCCTCGCCTTCCTTGCGTTGAACGCTCTCCTCCTCCCGATCCTTTGGCTCCTCGCCGAAGCTTTGATGGGAGGTGTAAATTGAAATACCGCCTCGGCTTCTCAATCGTCGCCAGCTTCTCTGGAGAGCATCCGGACTTGTGCGAGTGGCATCCCTGCGAGACTACCTTGCCGGATGTCCTGAAAGCTTGGCCGGGACTTCCGGTCGAACCATCGGAACCTTTTGACTCGGAATACAGTTACCTTGCAAAGGAAGGTTCAATCCCTCGTGAAATCTTGAACCGCTTGGACGATGTGCGCGGGGAAACCCGCTTTCAAATCTGCCGCAAGCTACAGGAAAAGTTCCCGCGTGAAGCTTTTTGGGCATGTATCTCGGACGTTCAAATGTCCGGACTTTTCGATCGGGAAACCGCTTTCAAGTTTCTCGATTCGATCGGTGCGGGATTCGAGACAACTCAAACTATGGGAACCATTGGCGGGCCACTCGGCCACTGGTGTCCGGATTTCGCGTTTAACGTCGAATCCCAAGTCCTCATATCATCTATCCGCGTGACTCCGGTTCTGTGCGTGGTTTCCGAGTCCGGGGAACTTGAGCCGGTCCGTCCTCCGTCCGAATGGCAATGGGAACGGTTCGCGGACATGTTCAAGCGGTTCGATTGTTTCGACTTAGCCCGTCAGGGTAGGGCAATTGACGCGCACTGATTCCCCGTCCGGTGTCATGTGGGAAACCGCGTGGCATCTGGCGGGCAATCGATGCCCGATTCAACAACATGAAAACCACAGTTACCAGTTACCAGTTCGTCGAATCCTTCCGCCTATGCGGGAGGGAAACCCAATTCAGCCGCCCCGCTCTTTTCGCTCTCTTCGATTACCTTGAATCTTACGAGGAAGACTGCGGAGTGGAGTTGGAACTTGATCCCGTCGGGATTTGCTGTGAGTGGGTCGAATACCCTTCCGCGCTTGCGGCTGCTAAGGAGTACGGTTTCGGGGAAGTATGCGGTGATGACACGGACTGCGAGCCTGAGGCTTTGGAGTGGCTCCGCGATCACACGCAAGTCGTCGAATTCACCGGAGGTGTGGTCATCCAGTCCTTTTGAACACATGAATACCGTCCTAATCCAACTCCCGACGGAGCCGTCCTATTGGGGAAGTTCCGCGACTGCCCGTGACGTGTCCCGAATCTTGGACAACCTCGAAGAGATGATAGAATACCGTTTCAATGAGTTCGTGGAACTCCGGTTTGAGCGTGTCCAAAACCCAAGGGGATGCGGTGTCCACTGCGACTGCGACGAGACAGTCGAAACAATCCATCGATGGATGGAGGAGAATTGGGAGGCCGCACTTTGAAACCCCTCCTTCGAGTCCTAGGTTACCTTGGGCTTTGCCTCCTTTTCACTCTGCTTCTCATTCTATCGGCCCTCGCCGGTAACTAATCCAAGCCAATCGCCACGCCCCGTAGGCTCACCCCTACGGGGTTTTCCTTTGCCCCGATAGTGTCGCCCGCCCGCCCGCTTTCCCCTTCCTTAGTAGGCCATCCCTTCCTTCGTGCCCCCCTAACCTTCGCCAGGTTATTTACATAGCACTCCAAGGTAAGACATCCCATGTCCCACCCCGTTACATCCCCTGCGACCCCGCCGGTATCATCCCGAAATCTGTTTCGGGATCATGCGGTATCATGGTGCGGTATTCGGGATTCTCCATACGCCATACGGAATTCGGAATTCGGAAATCCAGAATCGGAAATCGGGAAATCCGGAATCATGGTGCGGTCGAGTAGGCCAATCCAAGCAGTCCTGTTCTAAGCGACGATACCCCCATTCCGCTCCCCACACACCATCCAGCAATCAAACGCGATCCTAGGCCCCTTCCCGCTCCAGCAATCCACATCCTCCATCCTCCATCCAACCCGATACTTCGCAATCAGTGGGAGGGTTTCGAAAAACCGCAGCCGCAGCGGGGGGCGTCAGTCCCCCAGAGCGTCGCGGCGTTTGCGGTTTTTAACTCCCTTATTAGAGGGAGTGTAAGTCTCCCTCTAAGGGAGAGTAGCAGGGGGGATGCTAACTTTGTGGGGTGGGATGCAAAATCAACATTCCTTTACATTGACGCGGAAGCCTACACGATGCATTCTGTTCTTGCTATGAGTTATCTCGACAATGGTTCCACGCTTCGGTCGATGTTCCGACTGATGCCCCCGCAACGCCACGATGCCGACCCGGACAAGTCCGAGGTACTGGCCTACATCCGAAAGAATCTTGCCTGTGAGTTGGGTCGGGCGATCCGGGCTTTCAATTCCATGAGGAACAAGAAGTCCCAGGTCATAGTTTATGACATGGTTCATAGGCAGTGGCGTGGTTGTGACTGGGTTCCACCGGAGGATGAGGATCGGGTGTCGTTGCTCTTGAGGATGGTCAATGACCTGAAGCGTGATGTTGCGTATCTGAAGACCTCGGTGAAGAAGCATGAACGACTCATTGGCCAACTCGAAAGGAAGCGTTCGAGCAAGCGCGGTGGGGATGAGGAGCCGGAGCCGGAGCCTGAACCCGACATTGATCCCGAGGTCGTGGAGGCAGAGAAAAGGGCCTCTGAAGCCCGCAAGGCTATGCAGAAGGCCCGTGCTATAATTGAGGACGAGAAGTGGAGGGATTCTATGCTCTCCGCCCTCGCTGAGGGCGATACGGCTTCTTCTCCTTCAGTTCCGCCCCAGTGAACGCGAATGGGTTGCACTCTTCCCACTGAATCCCGGTGGCTGAGTGCTGTACGTTGAGGATGGGGGATTCGAGTCCAAGCCTTGATCCCCGCTTGCAGAAGGCGAGCTGAAACCTTCTAGGCTTGAATTGGCCTACTTCATGGAGAACCGCTATCTCCCGCGCCCAGTTGGCGAGTTCGGAGGAGCCGAATCCGGCGTGGGCGAGTTCCATAGTGGTGAGTGGTTCTCCGTTCTCTTTGCGCTGAGGCTTAGAGACATGATGCATCCAGATCCAAGCGACCTTGGTCTCGTGCAGGATGGGTTGGAGCTTGTTGCGGAGGAACACGCTTACCTCGGACTGATCACTGAGATCTCCTCCGAAGTAGGAGAACAGGGGGTCTGCCACTATGAGATCCAGCTTGGATCGGTGGATGAAGCGTCGGGCGTAGGCGAGGAACTGTTCACCGGTACGAACTGTCTCGGTGCGGAACTCTAGGTTGGTGTTGAGGTGGCGCATCTGATCTCCGATGAGGCGCATGGTATGTGTCACCCCTCGGAACGCTTCCGCGAGATCGCCCTTGTCGTTCTCTGCTTGAATGACTCCGATCTTCAATGGCTTCACCGGTTTGATGCCGAAGAAGTCGATACCGAGGCACCACCTGATGATGATCTGCATCATCAGTGATGACTTCCCAATGCCGGTGCCACCGCTGATGATCATGCTGGAGCCGCGAGTGAGCCATCGATTACCGATCAGGTTATCGGGATCTTTCTTTGGATCAAAGTCCATGAGGTCTTTGACCGTGACGATGGTGGACTGGTCCTCATCGGTCTCCCGGTTGGTGAGCCATTCTTCCCATGAGTTCGCACCCAGGTTGTTGGCCAACAACTTCTGCTTCTGATCTCCGCGCCATGCTCCGGGGAGCCGGGAGAAGCGCGATGGATTCTTGTTCTTGGGATCGACGCCGGGGATGCTGCTGTAGATCAGATCCCTGCGGGCATCCCACTCCTTGCGATTGGGGGCATCCACCCGGACCCATGCGTGGATCGACTTGCCACCGGAATCGATGAGTACGCTGATGGGTAGGCCAGAGGAGCGGAGGAGCTGTTCCTGCTCGGCCTTGGGCTTGTCATCGAACTCCACCAGGACATGACGGTACGCGCTGACATCGTTGTCCGATCCGCTGTAGAGGCTGGGCCGGAAGGGGTTGATGCGGACGAACACCCCATCGGTGCGGTCGCTGCGGAACAGGATGGATTCGGGGTCATCGAAGCGGGCGATCCAATCCTCGATGGGCAGGAAAGACCCGGAGGTCATTGGCTTTCCGTCCTCGACCTGTTCGCAAATGCAGACCACCTCGGTGGGTGCGAAGGCGGACTGGAGGAAGCGTTGGAACTCCGAGGCTCCGGGGGCTGGTGGAACCGTGGGAGTAGGCCGCTTGAAGGTCACACGCGAGAGGTCCATGCCCGCGCTGGTGCTTTGGATCAAGTGGCCAGCGGGTTTGTCGTGGCTCCGGGAGGCTGCTTCACGGAGTTTGTGGGCCAGATCCTTGTCGGACCATGGTGGCTGGCAGGATAGGTTCCATTCGGACAGCAGGGTCATTGCGTCCCCGTATCCTAGCTGGAAGCCGTGTACAAGGCCCACGGCGGCGGTGTAGGTGGTTGAATGGCCGTTCTGTCCTGAGACGGCTGGCGGTACTTTGGCAAGCCAAAGAGCCGCTCGTTCGAGCGTTGTCATGTCGTTGATTCGTTGCTGAGTTGGACTGCGGAGGCTATGGCCTGCTTGTTATTACGAACTTGGAGTGGAATTCAGATTCGAGGCGAACGTATAGATTGTCGCCCCGGCGATATATGACTACTGGAGTTCGGAGTTCGGCCAGACGGTACTGAGCGCATCCGATGAGTTCGACGATGATTGCTGGGTTGGTTCGGTTGACGAACCAAGTTCTTGCATCTTCCATTTACGTTGTTCCTTTATTGGATAAGCGATCCATCCGTTGGCGACTCCCCACGAGATGATCCGTGGCGCATCCTCGATGAGCTTGCGATTCTCCTCGGTGAGTATGGTTCGTTCTTCTTCGGTGATCTTGGACGGCTTCTTGTTGTTTTCCAACCGTGCTTCGTACCAAGGCTGCTCGTGTCGTGGAGTCTTCATGGGTGCGATAGTTTGGCCAACATACAGTTGCAATAGTTGCCTTTGGTTGCGGCGTTACACTTTGGGTGATGCACCGGATTGGAAACGATGTGTGCTGTCAGATCCTTTGTGATGGTGACGAGTTCCAGGATGCGAGCTGACGCCTCGGCGCATAGAGCGTTGGCTGCTCCATCGACGGAGCAGATCTCGGTGGAAAGGATGTTGAGTGCGTTAACGATGTCGTGTGTTGAGGACTTGTGCATGGATCAGATTTGTTTGTGGATGATGATTCCATTTCCCTTTGCATCGGTGAGTTCCACTGACCGAACGTCTTCCAGCTTGGCCAGTGTCTTCAGCATCTCGATGGGGTCATGGGCTTGTGCTACGCAGGTGAGGTGGATGTCTCCATCTCCGTGGATGACCTTGAGGTTGTCTTTGGTTCGATCCCTTAAAACGCGGATGGTCCGCCCCTCGGAGAGACGGACCACCTTGATCGATTCCACTAATGGAAACGAATGTCTGGTCATATTAACTTGTTGCAGTGCGGACAGGTTTTGATTTTACGGAATTCGATTGGCTGAATCCCAGCCCACGCACAGAGATCGTGGTAACTTCGCAGACCGAAGTTCTTGTACTTGAACGGTCGAACGTCCCCGGACTTGATCATTGTGATGAGTGTCACGGGGTTGTTGACCTTGAGCTGAGTCATCAGCTTGGTATTGCGAACGCTGAGTCCGTTGGTCCACAGGTTCTTGGATTCCTCCTGCCTATTGTGAGCTTTGAGGACCTGATGAACGCGTTGCTTGGACATCTTGAGGGTATCACCGATGACTTGGTAGGTGAGACCTTGCTTACGGAGTTCGGTGACCTTCTCGATTGATTCTGTTAGTTTCACTTTTGGTTTACGTTTCTTCTTCGTGGGTGCTGTGACTACCGGAGCGGGAGTTGGGTTGCTCGGTAGCGTTTGTTCGCTTTGTGGCACTGCACGCACAGACCGGTCTGAACTGTGCAGCCGCAGCCCAAGCAAGCGGCTAACTCGTGACATAACTGTTTCCATCGTTGTAGTTCCTCTATCGTTTCTTTGTTTTGGTTTTGGTTTTGCTGTTCTTGCGAATGTACCATACGCATGAAATCGAGATCTTATATTTGGCCGACAATTCACGGAGCGTGTAGGTGTGATGCTCCTTGAGGATGGCGGTCTTGATCTCGTCCGGGATCGCCAGCCACCGCCTCTCGATCCGAGGGCTCGGATCTTTGAACGGCTTGACGACGCCCACCATCCGCTCCATTGCCTCCTTGGTCAATCCGAATCTTGCCAGTGTACTCATTTTTCAGTTGGTTGATTTCACGCTCCAGGTTTCGAGCGAAGTCGGGCCAGAGCGCGAGGCGATCTTTGAGCCAGAACTCGACGTAGGCATCGGTGCGTGGGGTATCGCTCATGGCTGTTCCGTAAGTGACTTGATGTATCGGTTTCTCTCAGCCGGTTTGGCGTCGATCATGTACTGCAAAGCACCGCAAGCGTTCAGGCTGGTCGTGTGTTCCCAGTCGTCCTTCTTGTCGTACAACTCATGCCATCGCTCGTTGGGTACGACGACAATCTGGCCGGTTCGCTTGTGACGGAACACGAATGCGGCTGGTCCGATTGGGATGTTCATCGTCCCTCCAACCATTTCACCAGATCACCAAGCTCGTCGATCTGTAGTTCCAGCCTCTTTATCTTCTCGTTCGCACCAGCCAGTTGCCGCTCCAGTTGTCTTGCGAAACCGATCTTCACGAACTGATTGAATCCCGCCGTGATGTATGGCTGACGGTCTGTGCGCGGTGTTTTGCTGACGACCTTTTTGTTGGCGTTAACAAGATGGCTCACGGCCTCACCTCCTTCCCAATCTTAGCGTCGTCCCATCCTTGCAACAGGTTGTCCATTCGGATGGTCCTCATGCTCGGAGATGGAGGGTTGATAAATGTGTACATTGCGTTGCCAGCTATTTCGAGTTCTCGGATGCGCTGATCGTAGAACTTCCTCTCCCCTTCGAGCTTGTCCCACAAAGCGCGGAGACGGTTTTCGAGTTCGGTGACGTGCTGCTTAAGATCTTCGTTCTCCTTCGCCATGTCTCCGATTGATTTGCACAAGCGTTCGTGCGCTTCGTATTGAGGGTTCATCTCTTGTTCTCCTTTGCTCGCTGCCATGCGTTGGCAAGCAAACGATAGTTTGAGTCGGAAACAGTACCGTCCTTCAGCCACTCAAGTAGCTCGTTACCAGAACTCTTGAGTAGCTTGATGTGGTCGTTGAGCAATCCAATCTCGTTACGCAGACACTTCTCAGGCCGCTGAAACTCGTCCATATCAGTGCGTCTCCAGCACTCATAGGTCGTCTCTGTTCGCTTTGGTGAATGGCAGTATGGACAGTTCACGGCTTGGCCTCCTTGGCTTTGCGCCAGTTTACGGTTTCCAAAAGGTCGTAGGTCTGGGTATTGGCTAGCGCATCCCCCGCCTCCTCCAGCCGCTTGATGCGGTCACGCGCCTCTTGAAGCTCCCACGCAAGACCTCCAATCACATTGTCTCCAGTGACATCTCGCCACTCCTCGCCATAGCGAAGGACGCGGGTTGTGCCAGTTGGTGCTTGAATGACAGTATACTTGCCATCACAAATGGATATATTTACTCCGCTCACGGCTTGACCTCCTTCCATTTGAATTGAGTTTTGCCAGCGCAATCGACCGCCAATTCAGCATGGCCCTTCTTCACGGCTTCTTCTTTCATTCCAGATTCACCCAAGTAAGCTCCAAAAAGAATGCCCAAGAAGAAAAGTGTTGATTCGACTATTCGATACAAGTGCTGTTTCAAAAAACTGCTCATGGTTTGTCCTTCTTCGCTTTATCCCACTCTCTAACTTTTTCGTGATAATCGGTACTGTTTCTATGGCTCAATAAGCAGTCGCCAGCTTGAACCAACCGCTTGATGCGCTCATTGGCCGCGTTGAGTTCGCGTTCTAGTTTCAGGCCTTCAGTTAATAGATATGATTCAGTGCAATCTTCCTGTGCCTTACGAAGCGCAAGGTCCATCCTCGGGGTATCACTCACGGCTTGGCCTCCTTGGCTTTGCGCCAGTTTACGGTTTCCAAAAGGTCGTAGGTCTGGGTATTGGCTAGCGCATCCCCCGCTTCCTCCAGCCGCTTGATGCGGTCCTCTAGTTTTTTGATGCGGTCTTTGAGTTGAGTTATCAACGCGGCAGTCTCGGCGGAATACGACTGCGGCTGAGGTGGTTTATACTTCACAGCTTTGCCTCCTTGGCTTTGCGCCACAGATTTGCTACTTTGTCGCAGATACTGCCATCTGGTAGGAGTCGTTCCATCGCATCACCCGCCTTCTCCAAGCGACTGATCCGATCAACCAGATTGAGTGTGTGAATATCAAGTTTCCTGTACATCTCACACGCTCGGTTGAGTTCGCGTTCCAGCTTTATGCCTTCGGCAAGAATCGCAGCATCAACGATTCCGCGAGCGTGTCCTGCTGCGGAGTCCATCCTCGGTGTATCGCTCATTTCGCCTCCTTCCATTTGAACGTAGTTTTCCCATCTACTGACACAACCCATGCGGCATGATTATATTCCACGGCTTCTTTTTTAATGCTGTTCTTGCCAAGATGTA